AATACAATATTGAATGGAGAATGATATTAGAAGATGGTGTAGAATATGATGTAGATGCTGATGGAACTATCATATCAAACGAGAGAGAACCTTTACATGGATTTAGAAGATTGACTAGATAATGGCTGTCGATCTAAAGATAAAATCTAATAATAAACAAGTAGCAAGAAAATTTAAAAAGTTTCAATCTGTATTACCTAGAATAATTGATAAAGGTATTAAACAAGCTGGATTCCAATTACTAAAGATTATTAGAACTAAAACTAAAAAAGGTATTAATTTTAACGATAGACCATTTGCACCTTATTCAGAGGGTTATTTAAAACATCTTAATAAAATAGGTTATCCAACAAAAGTAGATTTACATTATACAGGAGATATGATGGGTTCATTAACTCCAAGTTCTTCTATTAAAAAAACAGGAAAACATAAAATATCAATAGGTTTTGCTAGAGCAGAAGAAAGAGATAAAGCATTATGGAATCAAGTTCTTGGTAATCCGAAAAGAGAATTTTTTGGCTTTAACAATAGAACAGAAAAGATTATAAGTAAGCAGTTCAACCGATTTGTAGAAAAAGAATTAAGAAAGTTTAGAATATGAGTGTAAGAGAAAACATAGCATCTAATTTATTGTCAGTTATATCTGCTATATCTAGCCCAACAATTATAAAGGCTACTAGACAACCTTTTTTATTAGATGAATTATCAGATAAACAATATCCAGCAGTAATAGTGCAAACATCAGAAGAAAATAGAGATGACTCTGAATTAGGAAGTGGTGCTAAAACTAGGCATGGTACTATTGATTTTGTAATACTAGGATTTGTTAAAGGTGCTGAGGCCAATATAGATACGAAAAGAAATGAATTAATTACAGCTATTGAAACTGCAATAGAAACTGATATTACTCGAAATGGTAACGCACTTGATTCGGAAGTTATACAAGTAGAAACTGACGAGGGTTCTTTATTTCCTGTTGGTGGAATAAGAATGACAATTAGGTGTATGTACGAATATCAAGCTGGAACACCATAGGAGAATAAATGACTACTAAAATTATAAATAGAATAGAAAAGAAAATAGACCAAATAGAAAAATTACACGATAAAGAGTCTTTGTTGTGTGAGGAAGTAAAAGACTTATTAGCTGAATTAAAAGAAAACCAAGAAGAAGATAGTCAAGAGTGGGAAGAAGATTTAGATGATGAGGATTTTGAAGAAGATGAAGAAGATATTGACGAAGAAGATGATAAACTGTAAAAGGACTTATGGCTAAGGATATTAAATTATATAAAGATAATTCAGAGATAACTATTAATGAATCTAATCTTGAACATTTTTTAAGTTTAGGCTATAAGCAAGAAAAAGAAACTAAACAAACTAAATCTAACAAGGATAAAAAATGGCAACACATCACGGAAAAGAAGGCGTAGTTACTGCTGGTGGAACTGCTGTTGGGGAACTAACATCATTCACACTTGAAACTACAGGAGATGTTGTAGAAGATACAGCTTTAACAGATGCTACTAAATCATTTGTTGCTGGTCGAACTTCATTCTCTGGAACATTAGAAATGCACTTTGACGAAACAGATACACCACAAACAAATTTAGTTGCTGGTGCTTCAATCTCATTTATATTACTCCCAGAGGGTAATGCAAGTGGCGACAGAAGTTTCTCAGGAACAGGAATTGTTACAGGAATGTCAGTTAATAACTCAATGGACGCAATTATTTCAAGAACTGTTACTTTTCAAGGTACAGGGGCTTTAACTATAGGTACTGTCTAATATTAATTTATGTCAGTTATTGATAGAGTTAAATCTCATTTTGAAACTCTTAAAACTATCACTATTGAAGTTGAGGAGTGGAAAGACGAGCATGGTAATGCTAGTGTATTCTATTCAGAGCCATTAACCTTAGAAGAAAAAAATACAATATTTAAAAAGTCTAATAACTTTCAAGATTTAACTGTTCTTGTTGATTTACTAATAATGAAATTGTTAGTTAAAAATGATAAAGGCGATATGATAAAAGCCTTTAGCCCAGAAGATAAATTTGCTTTAAGAAAAAAAGCTGATTCAAATGTTATTGCAACAATCTCAAATAAAATACTTGCAGATACTAGCTTTGAGGAAGCCGAAAAAAAGTAGATAGCGACCCTGATGTTAGGTCGCTTTTAATAGTAGCAGATAGATTACACATCACAATCCAACAAGTTCTTGATATGCCTGTTAGCCATTATAATCTTTGGTTAGCTTACTTGAAAAAAGAACAAGAACAGTATAAAACAAAACAATCTTTAGCAGAAGCAAGGAATTTAAAATAATGGCAAATCAAAAACTCAATATAGACATAGTAGCAAAAGATAAAACAAAACAAGCCTTAAATGGTGTTCAAAGAGGTTTAGCAAAAGTTAAACAATCTGTTTTTAATTTAAGAAATGCTTTTATTGGTTTAGGTGCTGGAATTGTTATTAAAGGATTTGTAGATGCTGGTATGCAAATAGAAAATCTTGAAGTTCAATTAAACGCATTATTTGGTTCAGCTAGAGAGGGAAAGAAAGCATTAAAAGAAGTAACTGATTTTGCTTCTGGAACACCTTTTGAATTAAAAAATATTCAACAAGGTATAACAGCACTTGCAACAATAAGAAAACAAGCAGAAGAAAATGGAATATCATTTAAAGAACTCTTAAAAATTACAGGAAACACAGCAACAGTATTAGGTGGAGATTTTGCATTAGCTTCTTTACAAATTCAAAGATCATTTAGTGCTGGTATATCTAGTGCTGAACTCTTTAGAGAAAGAGGTGTTAAAGCTATGGCTGGTTTTAAAGAGGGAGTTTCTATAAATACTAAAGAATCTATACAAGGTTTATCTAAAGCATTTGGAACAGGGGGAGAGTTTGGAAACCTTATTGATGATCTAAGTAAAACTTTATTTGGAACAATAAGTAACATAAAAGATGCTTTCTTTATCTTCCAAGTAGAAGTTTCAAAAGGTTTTTTTGGTGCATTAAAAAACAATTTAGGTGATCTTAAAAAAACAGTTGAAGAAAATAAAAAAGAAATAGCAGAATTTGGTTTGATGATTGGTTCAGGTTTAAGCACAATTATTAATGGAACTGCTAAAACTTTAAAATTTCTTAAAGATAATATTACATTAATTACAGAAGCATTTAGAATATTTATAGCTTTAAAAGTAGTTACTTTTTTTTATAATTTATCAGTTGCAATTGGTGTAACAAATGGTGCTATGTTAGGTTTTAATGCAACAGTAAGAAAAAATTTATTAATTGGAACAGCAGTAGCAGTAATTTCAAATTTAGATAGAATTATTGATAAGTTGAAAGAATATGCTGAGTTGATGGGTTTAATTGAGGGAAAAGAAACACCAAAACCTGATAAAGATAAAGGAAATAATGATGCTGACTTAGTTAAGAAATTTGCAAAAATGGAAACATTATCTGAGGCTATTGATAGAAACTTCAAAGATGTATTTACTTCTTTTAGAGATGCAAACCAAACAGTTATAAAAGATATGCAGGCAAAATTATCAACAATAGGTCAAACAATAGGTAAAAGTTTAAGTGGTGGAATTAAAAAATTTTCAGATACATTTGCTCGATCAGTAATACTAGGAGAAAAATTATCAGAATCATTTAAGAAAATGGCACAACAATTAGGAGTTAAAATTTTAAGTGCATTAATAGAAATACTTGCAAGAAAAAGTGTTGAACTCGCAATAGAAAAATTAATAACAAGAGAAAAACAAAAACAAGCTATGTTAAGCACAACAAACGCATTATCAGGATTAGGCTCACTAAAAGGTTTCTTTGGTATGGCTAAAGGTGGTGCAGTATCAAAAGGACAACCATATGTGGTTGGAGAAAATGGGCCAGAAATGTTTGTACCTAACTCAACAGGCCAAATTACACAATCAGCTAGAGGCACAGGAAATGGTGGTGCTACTACAGTTAATTTTAATATTAACACAGTTGACGCTTCAGGCTTTGAAGAATTATTAGTTAGATCAAGAGGAACTATTACACAATTAATTAATAACGCAGTTAATGAAAGAGGGAGTAAAAACTTAATATAATGGCTGGTGCATTTCCAATATCTTCTGCTAAATTTGAATCTTTAGGAATAAAGTCTATTCAAAATACTATTATATCAAAAACTGTATCTGGTAAGAAACTTGCTAGACAAATAGATAATCAAAGATGGGCATTTACTGTTCGTATTGTTACAGGAACTAGATCAGATGTATATGGAGAGTTAATGGCCTTTATAATCAAACAAAGATCAGGTAAAGAAAACTTTACAATAATCCCACCAGAAGTAGAAGATGCTAGAGGTAATGAAACAAATACAGTAAGAGTTAATGGTTCTCACGCAGTAGGAGATACAACGATTGCTATGGACGGACACCACAACGATAATCCACACGCATTTAAGTCAGGAGATTTTATCAAGTTTGCAAGTCATTCAAAAGTTTATATGATTGTAGCAGATGTTCAGGCTTCTAGTAATGCTTCAACAGTAACTATTGAGCCACCTTTACTTACAGCACTTGCAGATGATTCTATAGTAACTTATGATAATGTTCCATTTACAGTACATTTAACAAACGATATTCAAGAGTTTGGTGTAGTAGGAACTGCTAAAGATGGTGCATTGTTGTATCAATTTGAATTTGATGTAGAAGAAACTCTATAGTGAAAAAATATAAAATTACACATAAAATAAACGCTGACTTTATTGCTGAAATTATTGTTAATGAAGATGAAATAGATGCTAGTATCAACGATCTTAAAGAATACAAGAAACCTAATAGCAAATTTGAATATACTATGTTAAAAGGTACAGAAAGTGTAACCCAAACAACTTACGAAGAATATGACGAGAAGCCTAACAACAGCGATAAAGAACGAACTAGCGACTAATGATATTAGGCCTGTTCATCTTATTACTATTGGGTTTGCTACTCCTGTTAATATAACAGATTGCTCATTTGATCTAACTTCATCAGTTTCAGGCTCATCAGTTACCTATTCTTCTAGTGATTTTATTATGGGTATATCTGAACATAGTGAACAAACAGATTTAACTAAAGCTAGTTTAAATTTATCATTATCAGGAGCAGATCAAACATTTATATCTTTAGTTTTAAATGAAAATGTTACTAATGATACAGTAGATATTTATAGAGGTTTTTTAAATGATTCTAATACATTAATTTCTGACCCATTTCTTTTATATAAAGGTCATATAGAAAGTTTTGGAATACAAGAATCAGAAAAAGATAGTACAGTTGGTTTATCAATAGTTTCTCATTGGGCTGACTTTGAAAAAAAGAATGGTCGTAAAACAAACAATGTATCACAACAAAGATTCTTTAGTACAGATGTTGGAATGGATTTTAGTTCTCAAACTGTATTAGATATTAAGTGGGGTAGAGCATAATGGGTTGGAAAAAATTTGTAAAAAAAATTACTTCTCCTGTTTTAAAAGTATTTGGAGTTAATCCTTTTGTTGCATTAGGCATTAGTCTATTTTTATCTTGGATATTAAGACCAAAAGTTCCTGAAATGGAAGATTTTGGAACTAACTCATTTGATGATTTTGAAAGAGGATTATTAGTTAATAAACAATCTAATGACGCAAATATTCCTGTAATTTATGGAGAAAGACTTACAGGGGGAACTAGAGTTTTTATGGAAACTTCAGGAACAGATAATACCTATCTATATATGGCTATCGTTATGGCAGAGGGAGAAATAAACGATATAGAAGAAATAAGAGTAGATGATAAAGTTGTTACATTTGCATCTAGTTTTTCAGATGGAACAGCAGTTGAAGTAGGAAGTGGAGATAGTAATTTTTATAAAAATAGTGAAAGTTTAATTAGAGTAGAACCTCATTATGGAACAGATGGTCAATCTGCATCATCTTTATTATCTACATTATCTAGTTGGGGAAGTAATCATAAATTATCTGGCTTATGTTATTTAGCGATTAGATTAAAATGGAACTCTGACGCATTTGCTGGACTTCCAAAAATACAAGCAAAGATACAAGGTAAAAAAGTTGTAGCTTATAACTCTAGCCTACAAGCACAATCTCCAGCTTATTCAACAAATCCAGCATGGTGTTTATTAGACTATTTAACTAACACTAGATATGGAAAAGGTTTAACAACAAGTGAAATAGATTTACAAAGTTTTTATGATGCATCAGTTGTTTGTGAAACACAAGTAACACCATATTCAGGTGGTAGTGATATAAATATTTTTGACACAAATACTGCATTAGATACCTCAAGAAATATCTTAACTAATGTTAGAGAACTTATAAAAGGTTGCAGAGGCTATCTTCCATATAGTGCTGGTAAATATAGTTTAGTTATTGAAACAACAGGAACTGCATCTATTACATTAACAGAAGATGATATTATAGGTGGATATAGTTTAACAACTCCTGATAAAAACGAAAAATATAATAGAGTTATAGTTGGCTTTGTTGACCCAGCAAGAAATTATCAAGTTAATGAAGTTCAATATCCAGCTATTGACGATAGTGGTTATGCAACAGCAGATAAACACGCAACTATGAAAACTGCTGATGGTGGTTTTTTATTAGAGGGTAGATTTTCATTCAGTACAATCACAAGCCAATATCAAGCAGAAGAAATGGCAGAGGTTATACTTAGAAGAAGTAGAGAAGCATTATCTTTAGGAATAACTGTAAGTTTAGATGCTTATGATTTGGCCATAGGAGATATTGTAAATATTACACATTCTTCTTTAGGATTTTCTGCTAAACCTTTTAGAGTTCTTGGAATAACTTTTAATGAAGATTTTACAGTTGGTTTATCTTTAGTCGAACATCAAAATGCACACTACACTTGGGCGACCAAAGTACAAGCTACAGCAACACCATCAACTAACTTACCTAATCCATTTACTATCCAACCACCAGCAAGTGTTACTTTAGATGATACTTTAGTTGAATATAATGATGGAACTGTAATTGTAGCTTTAGATGTATCAATAGGTGCTTCTCCTGATAGCTTTGTTGATTACTACCAAGTAGAATATAAATTAAGCACAGATTCAGATTTTATTATTTACGCACAAGGTTCAGGATTAAACCACAGAGTTTTAAATGTAATTGACCAAAAAATTTATGATGTAAGAGTTAAAGCTGTAAATAGTTTTGGTGTAAGTTCAACCTATGTATCAGCACAAAGAACTATTATTGGTGCAGTAGAACCACCAGCAGATGTAGAGGACTTTGCTTGTAATATTGTAGGACAAGAGGCACATTTATCATGGACACAAATACCTGATTTAGATTTAGCATATTATAGTTTAAGATTTAGTGAAGAAACTGATGGAACTGCTGATTGGCAGAACTCAGTAGCATTAGTAGAAAAAGTATCAAGGCCAGCAACCTCAATTTCTGTACCAGCTAGGGCTGGAACTTATCTTTTAAAAGCTGTAGATAAATTAGGTAACTTTAGTTCAAATGCAACAGCAATTATTTCTAATGTAACAGGAGTAACTAATTTTAACACAATTACAACACAATCAGAACACCCAGCATTTGCTGGAACTTTAACTAATGCTGTAGTTACAGATGATGCTATTGAATTAGATTCATCTGAATTATTTGATAGTGCGTCAGGTAACTTTGATGATGAAACAACTAGATTCTTTGATTCTGGTGTTGCTAATGCTGATTTTTACGCAAGTGGTAATTATTTATTTGCAGATGTAATTGATATAGGTGCTAAACACACAGCTAGAATTACAGCATCACTAACTCAAACATCAGATAACCCAGATGACTTATTTGATAATAGATCAGGATTATTTGATACTACTTCTTCTAACTTTGACGGAGATACACCAGCTAATGCAAATGCACATATTGAAATAGCAACAAGTGATGATAATGTAACTTACACAGCTTTTCAAAATTTTGTAATTGGAGATTACACAGCTAGATACTTTAAATTTAGAGTTGTTTTAATTTCAAGAGATGGTGCTTCTACACCTAGAGTTTCAGCAGTTACAGTTACGATTGATATGCAAGATAGAATATTTAGTGGAAATGATATAGTATCTGGTGCTGGAACTAAAACTGTAACATTTACAAATCCATTTAAAACTGTTAATTATGCACTTGGAATTACAGGACAAGGAATGTCAACAGGAGATTTTTTTCTTGTAGAAAGTAAAACCATTAATGGATTTAATATAACATTTAAAAATTCAAGTAATACAGCAATATCAAAAACATTTGATTTTATTGCAAAAGGGTTTTAAAAGGAGTATAAACACATCATGGCACAACACGATTACGATATAGCGAACCAATCATTCCCAGCTTTTAGAACTGATCTAA